GGGCACCTGCGCGGCAACCCGCTCCGGGCGGTGAAGAATCTGCAGAACGGCATGCGCAACAGCAAGGCGACGCCCGAGCTGCGCGCCTTGATCCTGGCCAGCAACGAGCCCGCGGCGCACCTGGCGCCGAAGCTGGGGCTCGATCACACGACGGTCAGCTACGTGCGCCAGGGCAAACGCTGGGGCGGCGTGGCGGGCTCGAGTGTGTTCTCGACGTGGAAGCAGGCAGCATGATCCGCTTCACGATCATCGGCGAGCCGGCCTCGAAGGCGAACAGCCGGCGCCTCGTGAACTTCGGCGAGCGCGCGGCGATCGTGAAGTCGAAGAAGGCGCTTGGCTTCGAACGCGACGCGCTGCGCCAGATCCCGCCAGCCGCGCGGCAGCGGCTCGAGGGCCCGGTGCGCGTTACGGTGCGGATCTTCTACGCGACCGAGCGCCCCGACCTCGACGAGTCGATCGTGCTCGACGTCCTGCAGGACCGGTGGAGCCGAACGAAGCCGCAGAACCCGATCGTGCCGAGCCAGCGCCTGCTCGTCCAGGCCGGCGTCTACCGCAACGACCGCCAAGTGCGAGAGAAGCACGTCTACCACGCGATCGACCGCATCAACCCGCGCGCCGAGATCGAAGTCGAGCCGATGCAGCCGCAGCAGCCCGGTCTCGAGCTCGCGCCGCGCATAACCACGAACGAGGAGTTTTTCGCATGAGACACGCTGCCCTCCTGGCCCTGTTGATGCTGCTCGCCAGCTGCGGCGGGGGTGACGACGGGCATAGCTCGCCGGCCGATCACTGGCTGCTCGTCATGGAGACGACCGCGCTGCAGGCCGAAGTGATCTTCGTCTACGCCTCGGAGCACGACTGCATCGGCGCCGGCTCGTACCGCCTGGCGACGCAGCCCGAGAGGTTCCGCGGCTACTCCTGCCTCGAGACATGAGCGCGAAGACGACATGCGCCTGCGGCGCGCACAGCCGACCCCGACAGCGCAACTGCCTGGCCTGTCACCGAGAGGCGCAGCGCAAGTACCGGGCAACTCACCCGCTGATCGGCGACGCGCGCCTCAAGTCGCGAGTCCGTGCGCTGTCCCGGCACTACCAGGTGCACGGCAAGCTGGTCGCGCAGCCTTGCTCCTGCGGCTCGACGAAGGTGGAGCGGCATCACCCGGATTACGGCGATCCGCTGCAAGTCGTCTGGATGTGCCGGCCCTGCCACCTGGCGCTGCACGCGGCCGAGCGCGATTCACGTGGAACCCGCGACACCACGAGCACCGCGTCATGAGCATCATCCTTCGCAACGGGCAGACCTGGGAAAACCAGGCCGGCGAGCGCGCCATCACGCAATGGCTGGGCGGGTCGCAATGGTGCCTGCTCGGCCTGCCGATCGAGGCGCCGCATGGCGGGACGCACATGGTCCCGCTGGTCGACGAGCACGGCTACACGATCTGGCCGCACGAGGAGCTCGCGCGCCGCCTGGGCGCCGAGCACTGGCGCCGGCTGCCGAACTTCGGCATGCAGATCCCGATGGTCGACGTCGACGCACCGCCACCCGGCACGCAGGCGCACTGAACCGTGAACCGCGTCACGAACCTGCAGCAGCTCGCGCGCGCCGAACGCGCCGAGAGTGCGCGCGTGCTCGTGCGCCGAATCTTCCAGCTCGACCGGACGGATCTGCCCCGCCCGGGCGAGCGCTGGCGCCTGCCGACGGGTCCGATCATCGAGCTCGTCGCCCTGGTCGAAGACGACAGCGAGGTGCGCTGCCGCTACCTGATCGACGGCCTGCCGGGCGATCTGCCCGAGCACGTCGTCGGCTTCACGCTCGTCTGGCTGCGAAAACACGCGGCCCCGCTCGGGCTGTCGCAGTCGGAAAATGCAGCATGAGCGGATCGACCTCGTACACCGAAGAGCAGGCCGCGGCGATCTGCGACTGGATCGCCGGCGGGCGCAGCCTCGTCTCGTACTGCAAGCGCAAGGGGACGCCGAACTACCGCACCGTGACGCGCTGGCTGAAGGAACAGCCCGCCTTTCAGGCCGACTACCGCCTCGCGCACGAGCACCAGGCCGCGTATCTCGCCGAAGAGATCCTCGACCTGTCGGACAAGCAGCGGCTGACGAAGGTCAGCTCGAAGTACTCCGGCGGCGAGGTCGTCGTCGTGACGAAGGACAACGTCGAGCGCACACGGCTGCAGATCGACGCCCGCAAGTGGTACGCGGCGAAGCTGGCGCCGAAGAAGTACGGCGACAAGCTCGAGCTCGGCGGCGTGGTTGGCGTGGCGCAGGCGCCGACTGAGCTGAGCGACGAGGACCTCGTCGCGATCATGAACGGCCGCAAGGTGCAGCGCCCAACCGATGATCCTGACGCCTGAGCAGGCGGCAGGCGTCCTGCTCGAGCGACGCAACGCCAGGCGCGACCTCCCGACCTTCGCCGCCCGGGTGCCGGTGCCGGGCTCGCCGACCGAAGAGGCCGACGAAGCCGCGCCGATCCCGCTGATCGAGAGCTCGCAGGCGAAGCACCACACGCTGATCCTGCGCGAAATGCAGCGGTGCATGTCGACGAAGCACGGCCGGCTGATGATCATGGCCCCGCCGGGCAGCGCGAAGAGCACCTACGCGACCGTCGTCGCGCCTGCGGCATACCTCGGCGGCGAGCGCGACCGCCGCGTCATCCTGGCCAGCTATGGCGACTCGCTTGCCAAGCGCCACGGGCGACGCACGCGCCAGCTGCTGCGCTCGGCCGAGGCGACGGCGATCCTGCAGTGCACCCTCGACCCCGGCAGCACGGCGGTCGATGAGTTCGCCCTCACGAACGGCAGCGAGTACCTCGCTTGCGGGATCCTGAGCGGCGCCACGGGCAACCGCGCGCACGGCCTCGTCATCGACGACCCGATCAAGGGCCGCGCCGAGGCGGCGAGCAAGACGATCCGCGACAAGACGGGCGAGGCCTACGAGGACGACCTGCTGACGCGCCTGATCCCGGGCGGCTGGGTCGTGCTCATCAACACCCGCTGGGACGAGGATGACCTCTCGGGCCGGATCCTGCCGAAGGACTGGGCCGGCCAGTCGGGCGACATCGACTGCCGCGACGGCAACACCTGGCGCGTGCTGTGCATCCAGGCCGAATGCCAGACCGCCAGCGACCCGCTCGGGCGCAAGGTCGGCGACATGCTGTGGCCCGAATGGTTCGACGATCGGCACTGGGCGCAGTTCCGGCTGAACCGGCGCACCTGGTCGAGCCTGTACCAGCAGCGGCCAGCGCCCGACGATGGCATTCTGTTCCGGCGCGACGACATGGGCACGTACGAGCGCGCGCCCGCCGGCCTGATGATCATCGGCGCCAGCGACTACGCCGTGACGCCGGACGGCGGCGACTGGACCGAGCACGGCGTCGCCGGCATCGCGCCCGATGGCTCGATCTACCTGCTCGACTGGTGGCGCGACCAGGTCGGCAGCGAGATCTGGATTGAACGGCAGATCGACATGATCGCCCGCTGGCAGCCGCTCGCTTGGTTCGGTGAAATGGGCCCGATCCGCCGCGCGATCGAGGGCCGGCTGCGTCAGCGAATGATCGACCGCAATGCGATGGTGCGGCTCGAGTGGCTGTCGCACATCGGCGACAAGCCGACGAAGGCGACGTCGATCATCGCGACCGCCGGCATGGGCCGCCTTTGGTGGCCGCGGGCCGCCTGGGTCCCCGAGCTGCAGCGGCAATGCCTCGTGTTCCCGGCCGGCCAGCCCGACGACGGCGTCGACACGCTCGGCCTGCTCGGCCGCGGCGCCGACACCCTCGGGCGAGGGCAGGACGAGCCCCCGCCCGCACCGATCCCGACCACAATCAGCGCCTTCAATCGTCGCTGATCGTCGATAGACTCCCGCTATTCGGAGGCTTGACCATGGCGAAGACGAAGGAAGAGCGCTTGCAGGAGGTTCACGCCCGGGCGATCGCCCGCTTCGACGTGATCCATGAGGCAGTCTTCGAGGTGCGCCTCGAGTGCGTGCAGGATCGGCGGTTCTACTCGATCGCCGGCGCGATGTGGGAGGACTGGGTCGGCGAGCAGTCCGCGAACACCCCGCGCTTCGAGATCAACAAGATCATGCGCGCGGTCATCCGCATCTTCAACGAGTACCGGAACAACCGGATCACGGTCGACTTCCGGCCGAAGGACGAGAACGCCTCGAGCGAGACGGCCGACACCCTCGACGGCCTCTATCGCGCCGACGAGCACGAGTTCGTCGCGCAAGAGGCCTACGACAACGGCTTCGACGAGGGCGTCGGCGGCGGCATGGGCGCCTGGCGGCTGCGCGCGGTGCTCGAGGACGAGTACAGCGAGGACGGCGACGAGCGCCAGCGCATCGCGATCGAGCCGGTCTTCGATGCCGACACCTCGGTTTTCTTCGACCTCGACGCCAAGCGCTACGACAAGGCCGACGCCCGCTTTTGCTTCGTCATCACGTCGATGACGCGCGAGGCCTACGACGAGGCCTATCCCGACAAGCCCTGCAGCTCGTTCGACGGCATCAAGCTCACGACGATGTTCGACTGGTTTACGCCGGACGTCGTCTACGTGGCCGAGTATTACGAGGTCGAGGAGAAGACCGAGTCGATCTTCGTCTTCGGCAGCACGCTGCCCGGCCAGGAGGAGAAGCGCCTGAAGCAGGCCGACCTCGACGACGCCGACAAGATGGCGGTGCTGAAAAACGTCCTGCAGTACCACGCGCTGCGCGTCGAGAAAAAGCGCAGCCGCGCCGTGCACAAGTACATCCTCAACGGTGCCGTGACGCTCGAAGACAGCGGCCGCATCGCCGGCAAGTGCATCCCGATCGTGCCGTTCTACGGCAAACGCTGGTTTGTCGACAACGTCGAGCGCTGCCAGGGCGAGGTGCGCCTCTCGAAGGACGCGCAGCGGCTGCTGAACATGCAGCTGTCGCGCCTGGGCGAGCTCGCTGGCACGGCACCCTTCGAGGTGCCGATCGTCACGCCCGAGCAGATCGCCGGGCACGAAATGAACTGGGCGCAGGGCAACATCCTGCGTCACCCGTACCGGCTGCTGAACGCGATCGTGAACAAGGTCACCGGCGAGAAGGCGATCCCGCAGGTGCAGAACCTCAAGCCGCCCGATGTACCGCCAACGCTGGCCGCGCTGCTGCAGGTCACGAATCAGGCGCTCGACGAGATCCACGGCTCCGCGAACGAGGGGCAGAACCTCGTCGCCAACATCAGCGGCGAGGCGGTGCAGAAGGTGCAGCAGCGCCTCGACATGCAGGACTTCGGCTACATGGACAACATGGCCAAGTCGATGCGGCGCAGTGGCCAGATCTGGCTGTCGATGGCGAAGGACCTGCTCGCCGAGGAGGGGCGCAAGATGCAGGCGCTCGATCCCGAGGGCGAGGCGAAGATCGTCACGCTCTTGCAGCCGAGCATCGATGCCGACGGCAACCAGGTCACGCTGAACGACCCGACCGCGGGCAACTATGACGTGTGGGTCGACGTCGGCCCGAGCTTCACCAGCCGGCGCGAGCGCACCGTCGCGGCGATCTCCGGCCTGCTGAACGGCACCGACGATCCGCAGCTGAAGTCGGCGCTGACCCTGACCGCGATCATGAACATGGACGGCGAGGGGCTGAAGGACATCCGCGACTTCGCTCGAAAGCGCGCGATCGAAATGGGCGTCGTCACGCCGACGAAGGAAGAGGCCGCCGAGCTCGCGCAGGCGCAGGAGCAGCGGCCGCCGGATCCGAACGCCGTGTTCCTGGCTGCCTCGGCGAAGAAGGAGGACGCGCTCGCCGGCAAGGCGGTCGCCGACACGGCGCTGTCCGAGGCGAACCGGATCAAGGCGCTGGCCGACGCCGCGCACACTCGAGCCGAGACGCACGACACGACGATCGGCACGCACATCGCCGCGGGCAACGCGCTCGCCGCCGCCGCGGCGCCGCCGCAGCCTGCCGCGCCGTGACCTGGCGCACCGTGCGCCCGCTGTGGCACGTCTACCCGCTCGACGACCTGCGCGAGCACGTGACCGACGGCCCGGGCTGCTGGTGCAACCCGACGCCGGACGAGGAGGAGCCGCAGCTGCTGGTGCATCACGCCATGGACGGCCGCGAGGCCTTCGAGGTAGGCGAGCGGCTGCCGTCATAGTCTCCGCAAAACGACGCCGCACAAGCCGATAGTTCCTCGCTATTCTCCCGGCCACCTTCCGCAGAGGTTCTGCGAGTTGAACGGGAATCGAAGATGCCTCTCGCGCAAACGGCAGTACCGCAAGACGACGAGGACCTCGACCCTGACGCGACGGACGCCGCCGCCGACCCCGATGCCGACCCGGCTGCTGCCGGCGCCGCCGGCGAAGGGGAAGACGACGAAGACGCCGAAGAAGAGGTCGTAGTTCAGATCGGCGACGAGCCCCCGCCAGGCTCGGAAGAGGCAGGAGAGCAGGACGACGAAGCGGCGAAGCCGTGGGTTCGGGAGCTCCGACAGAAGCAGCGCGATCTCGTGCGCGAGAACCGAGAGCTGAGAGCGGAAAGGGCGCAGCGCGAAGCCGCGGCGTCGACGGTGGCCAACCAGCCGCCCGAAACCGGCGAAGAGCCGACGCTCGAGAGCTCCGACTTCGACGCCGAGAAGTTCAAGCGAGATCTTCTCGCCTGGCACAAGCGCAAGGCCGATGCCGATGCTGCCCAGCAGAAGCGAGAGAAGGACGCGAAAGCAGCGACCGACGCATGGCAGGCCACCCTGGCGAGCCATGAGAAGGCCGCGAAGGCGCTGAAGGTGCGGGACTTTGCGGATGCCGAAGACGTCGTGAAAGACGCGCTGTCGGTCGTCCAGCAGGGGATCCTCGTGCAAGGCGCCGGGAATTCCGCACTCCTGACCTACGCGCTCGGCAAGAACCCCGCGAAGCTGAAAGAGTTGGCTGCTCTCACGGATCCCGTGAAGTTTGCTTTTGCGCTGGCGAAACTGGAGACCGAAGTGAAGGTGACCCCACGCTTGAAGCAGACCCCGCAGCCGGAATCGCGCGTCAGAGGCTCGGCCTCTTTCAGCGGTGTCGGCGACCGAACGCTGGCCCGTCTCAAAGCGGAAGCCGACACGTCGGGGGATCGGACGAAGGTCGCGAAGTACATGCGCGAACAGAACGCCGCAGCCGCCGCACGCAAACGCTGACGCCGCCGATGGGCCCGGGACTCCACAACCTGGGCAGGTAACACCATCATGAACATTCGCAAGATCACCCTCGCGGTCGCGGCGGCTCTCGCCACGCCTCTCGCTGCCATTGCCGGCGGCTCCTACCTCACCGCCACGGCCGCCAAGGTCGCCGGCTTCGTCTCGTGGCTCGTCACGCCCGATCTGCGCGCGCCCTCGCTCGCGTCGTTCGGTGTGAACGGCTTCACGAAGCAGGAAACGGCCATGTTCGACGAGCTCCTCGCGGGCTACGACGACGCGCTGGTCGCCTCGAAGCTGGTCAACATCTACCAGACCGACCAGACCATCATGGAGCGGTCGAACGACCAGATCTGGCGTCCCCAGCCGTACATCACGCAGTCGTTCTCGGGCCTCGACCAGACCGCGAACTTCGGCGACATCGTGCAGCTGTCGGTGCCGGCGTACATCAACACCATCCGCTCCTCGCCGTGGGTTCTCACCGCGAACGAGCTGCGCGACGCGATGCAGGAAGGCCGCATTCGCGACGGCGCGAAGCAGAAGCTCGCGAGCGACATCAACGTCGACGTGAACGCGGTCGTGTGCGCGCTGGGCTCGCTGGTCGTCAAGCGCACGACGGCTGCCGCCGGCTTCGACGACGTCGCGCTGATCGACTCGGTCATGAACGAGCAGGGTGTGCCCATGCAGGACCGGGTCGCGCTCTACAGCTCGCGCGACTACAACAACATGGCCAGCAACCTCGCCGGCCGTGGCACCGTCGCCGGCCCGGTCCAGACCGCCTATGAACGCGCATTCGTCGCGAGGGTGTCGAACATCGACATCTTCAAGATGGACTATGCGCCGCGCCAAGCGGCCGCAACGGCGACCACGGTCACGGTCAACGGTGCCAACCAGCGCTACGTGCCGACGGCGGCGACGCTGACGGCTGGCACGCTGACGCCGGTCAACACCGACAACCGGTTCCAGAACCTGGCGATCACGGTCGGCGCGTCGACGGTCAAGGTCGGCGACATGTTCACCATGGCCTTGGTCAACGCGGTGCACCACATCACGAAGGTGGACACCGGCCAGCTGAAGACGTTCCGGGTCGTGGCGATCGTGTCGGGTGGCGGCGGCACGGGCACGATTCAGATCACGCCGCCGATCATCGCGGCCGACTCTGCGCCGACCGCGGCCGAGCTGCAGTACAAGAATGTGACGGTGACGCCCGCCAACGGCGCCGCCATCGTGTTCCTGAACACGCTCACGGCGGCGATGAATCCCTTCTGGTACAAGGGCGCGATCGACCTGCTGCCGGGCCGGCTCGTGTGGCCGAGCGATGGCGGCCTGGCCGTCATGAGCGGCGCGACCGACCAGGGCATGCAGCTGACGATGTGCAAGCAGGCGGAGATCAAGACCGGCAAGGTCAATTTCCGGGTCGACACGAAGTACGGCGTCGCGGTGACCAACACCGAAATGTGCGGCGTGGAGATGTTCAGCCAGCCGTGATCTGACGGCAACACCGCAAGGCTCGAAGGGGCGCCCGAAACGGCGCCCCTTTTTTCGTCCGGCCGGTGCCAAACTGCGGCCCTCTGCCACCCCCCTCTCGAGGCTCGCCCATGCGCAGCAAGACTGTCGAAGCCGAGGTCGACAACAATTTCCCGCGGATGATGTACCGCTTCCCGGCCACGAAGAACGACCCCGCCGCCGGCGTGACGGTCGCCGCGCTGCAGGATGGCAGCTACGACATCGCGATCGCCGACACCGCCGAGCAGCACGCCGCCGGCGCTGCCGAGGGCTGGTACGACAGCCCGGCCGACGCGAAGGCCGCCGACGCCAAGGCGACGGCGAAGAAGGCGGCGGCGAAGGCCTGACGCCATGGGCTGGACGAAGGGCGAGCTCGTCGGCGCGGGCTTCGAGGAGATCGGCCTTCCGAACTACACGTTCACGCTGCAGCCCGAGCAGCTGCAGCAGGCGCTGAACCGCCTCGACGCGATGATGGCGGCGTGGAACAGCCAGGGCATTCGCCTCGGCTACGCGCTCCCGTCCAGCCCGGGCAGCAGCAGCCTCAACAGCGAGAGCGGCCTGCCGGACGCGGCCTACCAGGCGGTTGTCTCGAATCTTGGCATCCGCCTCGCGCCGACGGTCGGCAAGACAGCCAGCCAGGAGACGAAGCAGGCCGCCTCGGACTCCTACGACGCCTTGCTTTCGTGGTGCGCTTCGCAGAACATCCCGGAAATGCAGCTTCCTGCCACCCTGCCGCGCGGCGCCGGCAACCTGCAGACCGCGCTCGGCGGCAATACCTTCTTCCAACCGACCGACCCGCTGACGAGCGGCAGCGACGGCGAGCTCGTGCTCGAATCCTGACATGGCCGACCCGGTCCGACTCGTCCCCGCCGGCAAACGCGCGCCCGACGACCTCGCGGCGCAGCTGCGCGAGCTCGCCGACCAGGCCGAGCGCGGCGAGATCGAGGCGCTCGTGCTCGCGGCGACGATCAGCGGCGTGTACGAGATGCGCCACGCCTGCAGCATCGCCGACGGCCTGGTGCTGGCCAACCTGCTGCACAACAGCGCGCTGCGCAAGTTCATGCCGTAGCCCGCCGCGGCGAAAACGCCGCCGCACAAAGCGATAGGCGCTCGCTATGCTCCCGCGCACCTCCTCTCGGGTTGCGCCATGGCCACGATCAACCAGCTGTCGAGCCAGGACAGCATCAGCGACAGCGACCAGTTCCCGGTCTACTCGTCGAGCAACGGCGATGCGCGCAAAGTAGCCTGGTCGGTCCTCGTCGCGGACATGATCGCGCTGGGCATCGTGACCGTCTCGAGCATCGCGGCCGCCCTCGGCTTCACGCCCGTTGTCGCCGCGAACAAGATCCTGCGCTACACGAAGACGAGCATCGCGCTCAATTCGAACAACACCGACGTGACGACCTTCGGCGTCGCGAGCGGCGCGGGCGGCCTGCCGGCGAAGTGGCGGCTGCGAAAGTTCAGCGTCTACGACGCCACGGTGACGCCGATCGCGGCCTCGGTCGGCGTGTTCATCGGAGCTGGCGGCACCGGTGCGCAGCTCGTGACGACGGCGACGATCACCGCGCTGACCGCGGCCTCGAAGATCACCGACATGACGCTCGCCGCGGTCGCCGGCACCGACTACCAGACGAGCCCGATCCTCTACGTGCGCAACGTCGCGGCGAACGCGGCCGCGCTCACCGTCACCTTCGCCATCGAGATCGAAGACCTCACCTAGCAGAAGGACCCGACCATGCTCCACCCCTTTGCCCCGCAGTTCGGCAGCACGCAGCAGGCAGTGCTCGGCGCCTCTGGGACGTCGATCAAGAACATTCCCGGCGACTGCCAGGTGCTGCGCGTGCTCAACGTCGGCGCCGGCGACCTCTACGTGCGCCCGTACTCGAGCCTGCAGGCCGTGCCGCCCGTGGCGAGCGCGGTCGACTACCGCGTGCTGCCCAGCACTGATCGGCTGATCTACGTGGGCGACGCAATGGACCGCGTATCGCTCTTCTCGATCGCCGGGACCACAGCCGAGATCATGCAGGGCGACGGCGGGATCAGCCAGTAGCCGACGGCGATGTCGTGCAGATCCCGATCCTCTCCGGCGCCTACGCCGACGCCAATGCCGACTTCCGCACCAGCTACCCGCTGAACCTGGTCCCGGTGCCGAAGAAGACCGGCATTTCGTCCGGCTATCTGCGCGCCGCTGAGGGCCTGACCCTCTTCTCGACGACCGGCGTCGCCGGCTTCGACCGCGGCGGCTTCAACTGGCGAAGCCTGTGCTACCGCGTGATCGCCGACAAGCTGGTGCTGATCGCGGCAACCGGCGTCGCGACGGTGCTCGGCTCGGTGGCCAACGACGGCGGGCGCGTCACCTTCGACTACTCCTTCGAGCGGCTCGCGATCGCCAGCGGCGGCAACCTCTACTACTACGACCCGACGACCGGCGTGACGCAGGTCACCGATCCCGACCTGGGCACGGTGCTCGACGTCGTCTGGCTGAACGGCAAGTTCATCACCACCGATGGCGAGTCGCTCGTCGAAACCGACATCGGCGACCCGTACTCGGTGAACCCGCTGAAGTACGGCAGCAGCGAGATCTCGCCCGACCCGGTCGTCGCGGTGCTGAAGCTGCGCAATGAGCTGCTCGCGGTCAACCGCTACACCATCGAGTACTTCGACGACACCGCGACGACCGGCTTCTCGTTCGTGCGCAACGACGGCGCCGTGATCTACAAAGGCGCGATCTCGACGCAGGCCTGCGCCTACTTCGTCGACACCTTCGCCTTCGTCGGCAGCGGCCAGAACGAGGCGCTGTCGATCTACCTCGCTGGCCAGGGCACTGCGATCCCGATCGGCACGCGCGAAACCGACACGATCCTGCAGCAGTACACCGACGCGCAGCTGCGCACCCTGGTGCTCGAGTCGCGCGTCGACAAGGCGCACCGCCTGCTGTACGTCCGGCTGCCTGATCAGACCCTGGTCTACGACGCCGCCGCGTCGCTGGTGCTGGGCGAGCCGGTATGGTTTCGCCTGGCCTCGGGCACGAACGGCGACCAGGCCTATCGCGGCGTCAATCTGGTCTTCTGCTATGGGCGTTGGCTGGTCGGCGACACGCTCTCGGGCAATTGCGGCTACCTGAACGCGGCGGTGCCGACGCAGTACGGCGCGAAGGTGGCATGGGAATTCGACACGCAGCTCGTCTACAACGAGAGCCGCGCCGCCATCGTGCACGAGCTCGAGCTCGTGCAGCTGCCCGGCCGCGCGGCGGCGAGCGACTCGGTCATCTGGCACTCTTTCACCGAGGACGGACTCACGTGGAGCGATCCGAAGCCCTCGGGCATGGTGACCCCTGGGCAGACCGCCGCGCGCGCGACGTGGCTGCAGCAGGGCATGCTGACGCAATGGCGCGGCCTGCGCTTTCGCGGCGTGAACGACGCGCCGGCCGGAATCGCGCGATTGGAGGCGCGCCTCGAGGGGCTCGCCTGACGTGGCCGCGCTCTTTCGAAAGCTGACGCGACAGCAGCTCGCGCAATTCCTGAAGTCGCCCGACCTGATCCGGGCATTCGAGGCGCTGCAGGACGCCGTCGCGTCCTCGAGCACCGCCGGCGGCGGCACCGTCACGAACAGCGGCGACCTCGGCGTGAACGAGGTCCTGATCGGCCAGGGCGGCGCCGACCTGCGCTCGCTGGGCGACCTCGGCACTGCCGGGCAGGTGCTCACCAGCGCAGGGCCAGGGCTGCCGCCGGCCTGGGTGCCTGGCGGATCCGGCCCGTACATCAAGGGCGCCGCATGGGACGGCGGCGGCCCGCTGGCGATCATCCTGCCGGCCGGCGCCAATGTCGTCTACACCGTCGCGCCCGTCAGCGGCACGATTCAGTCGGCAATCGCCATCGGCACCGGCGGCACGCTCGGCTCCGGGTCGATGACGTGCGAGGTCTGGCGGAAGGCGACCGGCGTGCCGACCTCGGCCGACAAGATCAGCGCATCGGCGCCGATCACGCTGAGTCTTGCGAACAGCTCGATCGACACCACGCTGACCGGCTGGACGAAGACGGTAACCGCCGGCGACCGGCTCGCCTTCTCCCTCCTGACGTCGACCATCCTCACGTGGATCGGCGTCTACCTTACGATCGGGTGAACCCATGACCGTCGCCAGCAGCACCAGCCCGATCAATCACACGTCTGACGCCGGGTTTCGAGCGTGGGGGTCAGAGTTCGCCGCAAAGCTCGCCGCGGTCGGCATGGTGCAGACAGCCGACACCGGGCAGATCAACTGGACGACGGTCACGCGCCCGGGCGGCGGGACGATGGCGGGATACGAGATCTGGCGCTTTGCGAATTCGTTTATCTACATCAAATTTCAGTACGGCACCGGTGCGTCGGCCAACCAGCCGGAGATTCAATCGCAGGCCGGAAGCGGTAGCAACGGCAGCGGCACGCTGACCGGCCAGACCGACACGAACGCCGGGTGCACCGCGCAGCTGAATCCCGACTCCACGGTCACCAATTACACATCGCGCTGGTGCCACATCGACAGCGCGGCGGGCGCGGCCTTCTCCGTTTCGTGGAAGGAAATTAGCTGCTCGAGCGGGACGGCCAATATGGGTTTCCTGGTCTACGGGCAGACCATGAGCCCCGTAGGCTTACTCACGACGGGGTTCCAGCGCGTGCGCATGGCACTGACGCCGAACGTCTCGGTGCGCATGCAGAGCGTCCGGTTCATCGCGACCGCCGCGACCTTCAATGATGTTTGTAGCGTGATCGTGCCCGGCGACCCTCAGACCTCTAGCACCGCATCGACCGGCGCGCAGCAGGCGTATTGGATCCCGATGAACGTTCCCGACGTGATCCCCTTCAGCTGGGCGTGCACGGTGCTGATCGGCGAGGCAGCACGGGGCTCGACCCTCTCGGTTGCAATGGTCAGCGCGGCAAACCACACATACATTTCGCCCGGGCAGATCCTGAGCGGCGCCAACTACGGACCATACAGCCCGAACTTCTACACCTGCGCGATGATCTACGAATAGCGCACTGCCATGACGACCGCCAGCAGCAGCAGCGTTATCAATCACACGTCCGACGCAGGCTTTCGCGCTTGGGGTTCGGAGTTCGCCGCGAAGCTGTCGGCCGTCGGTATGGTGCAGACCGGCGACACCGGACAGATCAACTGGGTCACCGTCACGCGGCCCGGCAGCAACACCTCGGCGGGCTATGAGATCTGGCGCTTCGCCGGGTCGTTCTTGTACATCCGTTTCGACTACGGCACCGGCCCCTCGGCAGCGATCCCGGCGATCCTGACGCAGGCCGGAAGCGGTAGCAACGGCAGTGGAACCCTCACGGGCCAGACCGACACGCAGGCGGATTGCACGGCGCAACTCGGCCCCGACTCTACGAGCACGAGCTATACCTCGCGCTGGTGCCACATCAGCAGCGGCGCAGATGCGGCCCTGTCTGTGTCATGGAAAGAGGTCAGCGTCTCGAGCGGCGCCGGCAACATGGGTTTCTTGGTCTATGGGAAAACCGTGGATAGCGCCGGCTTCCAGCGCGTGCGAATGACGGCGGCGATCAACACAACGCTATCGATGCAGAGCGTTCGTCTCTCGGCGACCGCCGCCACGTTCAAGGATGTTTGCAGCGTTCTCGTCCCGGGTGACCCGCAGACCGTGAGCACGGCGTCGACTGGGAATCAACAGGCGTACCAGATCCCGATGAACGTGCCCGACGTGGTGCCGTTTCAATGGGGCTGCACGGTGCTGCTGTCTGAACTGGCACGAGGATCGACGGTGTCTGTTGCGATGCAAGACGCTTCGACGCATACCTACATTTCCCCGGGCGAGATCCGAAGCGGCGCCAACTTCGGGACATACAGCCCCGGCTTCTACACCTGCGCGATGATCTACGAGTGACGAGGTTCCTTTATGGCATTCCAAGCAGCACCCGCGAACAATACAAACTTCGCCAACAATCAGAACATGGCGCAGCTGATTGCCGGCACCGGCGTGACGCCAGCGGCGGGCACCTGGCAAGCCGCGCCGCTGCCCTCGAGCGTGAACGCGACGATCACCGGCTACCCTATCGGCTGAAAGGCACAGCATGAGCGACGAATTCAAGTTTGCATCCGACGCCCTGGCGAATCCCGGGGTCGCGGCCATCGACCCGACGCCGCATGTCGTGCCGACCGTGTCGGAGATCCACACGATCAGCACCGGCCCCATGACTGATCACGTGCGCTCCTGGCAATGCTGGTGCCAGCCGCAGCAGCACGCCGAAGATGGGCGGATCTGGATCCACCGCACGCAGGAAGAGATCGCGGCGCTGCTGCAGGCCGCCACGACCGCCCCGCCTGGCTGACGAAACGCCGGCGCACAAGCGCCCGGCCCGTCGATAGACTTCCGCGCCAAGCGCAGCAGATCGAGCACCCGCGCGGCTCACGTCCTCGGCCTGGCCGAGAGTGGAGTCGCAATTGCCCGAGATCGAGCACTTCCTCGCCGGCGGCGTCTACGTCAAGCAGACCCGCATCCCGGCCGGTACGGTCCTCGTGCAGCACAAGCACCTGCATGATCACTTCTCGTACCTCGTCTCCGGATCCGTCGAGCTCGAGCTGAATGGCGTGCGCCGGCGCCTCGATGCGCCGCAAGCGCTCGAGGTCGTCGCCGGCGAGTATCACGGGGTCAAGGCGTTAACCGACGCGGTCTGGCTGTGCATCCACGCGACCAGCTGCGCGGACATCGACGACGTCGACGCCGAGCTCGTCGCGCCGACCAGCGACGGGCCGGAAATGCAGGCGATCGCCGGGGCGCTGCTGTGACGCCGCCGCGGATCAAGCACCTGACGACCGGCGTGCGCGTCGGCGCGATGCAGGCGGCGCTCGCGGCGCACCCGGAGCTATGGGATCAGAACCGCGCGCGCACCGAGGACCCGGCGTCGCCCCATCACGGCCTCTCGGACATCTGGGCGCGGTTCGCCGCGCCGGGTGTCGACGGCTCGCAACCGCACGACGCGATCTGGTACCCGGCGGCGGACCTGCTGCCGATCCGCGAGCTCGCCTACCTCGTCATGACCGCGGTGCGCGGCGATCGACTGGGAGGCGTGCTGATCACGAAGATCCCGGCCGGCCGTGAGTGCAAGCCGCACAGCGACCCGGGCTGGCACGCGCGCTACTACCAGAAGTTCGCGGTGCAGATCCACGCCGACCCGGGGCAGGGCTTTCACTTCGAAGGCGAGACGCTCGTGACTGCGCCTGGCGACCTCTTCTGGTTTGACAACGCCTTCACCCACTGGGTGACGAACCCGACGCCGCACGACCGCGTGACCGCGATCGTCTGCATCAAAACGGACATGGAGGTTTGATATGCCGTGGGGAGCAGTAGCAGGGGCGGTAGGTGCGATCGGCGGGGCGCTGATCAGCGGGCACGCGGCAAACAAGGCGTCGAAGAGTCAGGGTAAGGCGGCCGACGCCGGCATCGAAGAGCAGCGCCGCCAGTTCGACGCTATCCAGAAGCTGCTCGCGCCCTACGTCACGGCGGGCACGGGCGCGCTCACCTCGCAGCAGGACCTGGCCGGCCTGAACGGCGCCGGGCCGCAGCAGGCGGCGATCGCAGCGCTGCAGGCCTCGCCGGCGTTCACCTCGGCGAAGCAGCAGGGCGAAGATTCGATCTTGGCGCACGCCGCGGCGACGGGCGGGCTGCGCGGCGGCAACGTGCAGGCGGCGCTCGGCCAGTTCAGTCCGCAGCTGCTGTCGTCGATGATCAACGACCAGTACACGAAGCTGGGCGGCCTCACGAGCACGGGCCTGGGCGCGGCGACGATGACCGGCAACGCCGGGCTGAACACCAGCAACCAGGTCGCGGGGCTGCTGCAGCAGGCGGGTGCCGCGCAGGCGGGCGGCGCGCTCGCGCAGGGTCGAGCCTGGTCGGGCGCGTTGGGCGGACTCGGGCAGGCCGCGGGCCTGTACTTCGGCGCCGGCGGGAATCCGTTCACGACGCCGAATGCTGCCGGCGCGTATTCGAACCCCGCGGCGCCGACGACCTTTGAGGGCATCAACCCGCACGACGTACCGACCCCGGGCAGGGTCGGCGGCGACTTCTCCGATGCGCGGCTGAAGGAAAACATCGTGCCGATCGGCATGACGCGTCGCGGCAATCGGCTGTACCGCTGGGAGTGGAAGGCCACCGGCCTACCTGGCGCCGGCGTGATCGCGCAGGAGGTCGAGCACATCCCGGGCGCGGTGAGCGTCGATCCGGCAACCGGCTTCAAGCGCGTGCGCTACGAAAGGGTGTAGGCGATGAATCCCAACGACTACACGTCGGCCTTCGCCGACATCCCGGGCCCGGTCCAGTCCTTCGCGCAGGGCCTGCAGCTCGGCAACGGAATCCAGCAGCTGCAGGCGGCGAAGGACCTGCAGGCGCGACAGCAGGCGGCGCAGCTCCAGCAGCAGCAGGACCTGTATGCGCTCGCGACGAATCCGAAGCCGACGGCGCAGGACTACGCGTCCATGGTGCTGAGGTACCCGGGCCTGAAGGACTCGCTAAAGCAGAGTTGGGACGTGCTGTCGAAGGACCAGCAGGAGACGAACCTCGCCGGCATGACGCCCGTCTATGCGGCGGCCTCGGCCGGCCGCGCCGACGTCGTCGCCGAGCTGATGGCGAAGCGCCGCGCGGCCCTCCTGAACAGCGGCGCGCCGGAGCGCGAGGTCCAGGCGCACGACACGATGGCGACGCTGTTCAAGGACCACCCCGAGCAGGCGCGGAACATCGCCGGCCTGACGCTCGCGGCGATCATGGGTCCCGAGAAGTTCGGCACCACGTTCGGCCAGATCGGCGGCGAGGCGCGGGCGCAGGACCAGGCGCCCGCCGGCCTGCGCGAGGCCGAGGCGAAGGCGACGACCGCCGAGGTCACGGCGAGCACCGCTGCCGACAAGGCTGCGGCCGAGATCAAGGACCTGCGCAGCAAGATCGCCGAGCGCGGCGGCCGCCTGGCGCTCGATCAGGACCGGCTCGCATCCGAGATCGGCCTGAAGGTCGCCGAGCTCCGGCGCAAGCCCGGCGCGATCGACCTGCCGGCCAGCGCCGAGAAGATCATCAACGACGCCGCCACCAATGCCACCGTGGCGCGGCAGTCCGGCGCGCAGCTGACCGACCTCGCCGGCCAGCTCGAGCGCGCCGACCCGGTCGCCTTCGCCGCGGCGCCGCTCGAGTTCCTGAAGAAGGCGACCGGGCAGCAGGGCTACATCACGGCGCTGCGCCAGGAGTACGTGCGGCTGCGCGCCGGCGAGACGACGAAGCTGCTCCCGCCCGGGCCGGCGTCGGACCGCGACATCGAGATCGCCATGAGGGGGTTCCCGGCCGAAACCGCCGGCCCCGAGATCCTCGTGCCCTTCCTGCGCGGCATGGCGAAGCTGAAGGGCTACGAGGCGCAGGTCGAAGACGCCCGCAGCGAGTGGGCAAACGCCGTCGGCAGCCTGGGCAAGACGGGCCGCGACATCGAGGTCGTCGGCGTGCAGGTGCCGGCCGGGACGAGCTTCTCCGACTTCCTGAAGAAGGCGGTGCGGCCGCTCGGCGCGACGACGCAGCCGCCCGCGAACGACACCCGCGCGCGCCTCTTTCAGACCTACGGGCAGTGACCGTGCGCCCAGATCTCGCCGCGCTTGATCCGAGACACGGTCGTCTGATCGATGCCGAAGTCGGCCGCGATCGCGACCTGCGTGCGACGGTCGGCCAGGATTCGCCGCGCAGCTTCCGCGTCGATCTTCGCCTTCGGATTGCGCTCGCCGCGTGGGCCCGTGCCGTGGCGCGTGCGATCGGCCGAGTTCTCGAGTGGCGTGCCCCAGTTCAGATTGCCGGCGGCGTTGTGCTTTCGGTTGCCGTCGTCGTGCCGGGTCTGCGTGCCGCTCGGGCGCGGGCCGACGAAGGCCTCGAGGACGAGATGATGAATCGGCCGCTGCGTCAGCCGCCGATCGCGGTAGAGGCTCACCCGCAGGTAGCCGTCCGAATCAAGGACAGGCCTGAGCACGCGGGCCGGACGCTGCGTCAGCGTGCCCCATCTGTTCGCCACGCCGCGCGCACCGGACCGAACGCGCCCCTCGCTCGACACCTCGTAGTCGGGGAAGCCGTCGATCGCGCGCCACTGCTCGTCCATGGGGCATTTTATGGCTAGGGCGGGTGCCGACTTCCCGATTTCGTTTCGAGATCCCCTCTATGCGGTCATCGATGCGAGCACCGAAAAGCGACTGGGTCTGCCGACTGGCCTGCTGTCGGCTGTGCGGACTCGTGGAGAACGAACCGATCACGGGAAGGTCAGTAGCGCCGGCGCCGTTACGCCGTATCAGATCATCCCGGCGACGCGCAAAGCGGCGCTTGAGAAGTGGGGCGTCGACCCGACGCTCTCGCCCGAGAACGCCGCTGAAGTGGCCGGGCGCCTGCTCAAGGACTCCCTTGACCGGAACGGCGGCAGCGTCCCCCTTGCGGTAGCCGAGTACCACGGCGGGGTGAACCGTGCCGAGTGGGGGCCGGTCACCAAGTCGTACGTCCAGCGCGTGACGGGCGAGCCGCTGGCCAAGGCGATCAAGCCGTCGACCGAGCCCGACCCGGTGAGCAAGCCGCCGGCGCCTGGCGGCTCGACCTTCGACCGCGCCATGGCGGCGAGCGATCCGAACGCCGGGAAGACCAGCATCGCGAAGGTGTTCGACGCCTACCAGACCGGCAAGATGACGCCGGAGGACGCCGCGGCCTTCGAGGGCGAGGTGAAGGCGAACCGGATCCTGCTGCCGCGCGGCGCCGAGCTCAAGGCGAGTGCGAACCCGCCGCCAGCCTCAAACGCCCCGGCAGACGCGAAATCCGCCCCGCTGCCGGTCATCCGCGCCTTCGCCGAGGGGAAGATGACCCCCGAGGACGCGGCGGCCTTCCGCGACCTCTACGCGAAGGGCGAGATCACGATCCCGCCCGAGCTGCTGTCACCGGCACCGCCGATGCCCCCGAGCCCGCAGGCCGCCGCCGCCGGCGCGGTGCCGCTGCCGATCATCGGCAACGTCGGCAACGCCGAAGCCCTGGCGTCGCTCGGCAGCGGCGCGCTCGCTTTTCCGGTCGCCGGCATCGCCGGGCTGGGCACGCTCGCCGGCAACGCGCTCGGGCTCACGAACCGGGACCCGGGCGACGTCGTGCGCTCGGTGCAGGGCGCGCTGACGTACGAGCCACGCACGCCGCAGGGGCAGGAGACGGCCGGCCAGCTCGCCGTGCCATTCGAGGCGCTCGCCAACCTGGGCAACGCCGCCGGCGAGCGCACCGCAGAGGCCGCCGGCTCGCCCGCCCTCGGCGCCGCGGCGAACACGGCGGTGCAGCTCCTGCCGCAGCTGCTGCTCGCCAAGGGCGCCGGCGCGGCGCGCGGCGCGATCGCGGACACCGTTCGCAGCGTCCCCGAGCTGAACCCGGCGACGATGGCGCTGCCGGAGCTCGCGACGAACCCGGTCGCCGCGGCCATGAAGGCCGCACCGGAAGCACCGCCTGCCGTCGCTGCGGCCGCCGCGCCGGCGCTGTCGACAGCCGACCAGGCGATCGAGCGGCGCCTCTCCGACAAGCTGGCCAACCACGCCGCAGCCGTCGAAGAGTACGCGACGCTGCCCGATGCGAAGGGCGGGAAGGTGCTCAACGTCGACACCGCGCGCGAGCTCTCGCCCGACTACCTGTCGGACCGGACGAAGTCGGCCGCGGTGCACGAGCCTGCAAGCGACTTCATCAAGCGGGTCTATGCCGAGAAGCTCGCGCAGATTCAGCCGGGCGATCGCGTCGTTTTCACGGCAGGCGGCACCGGCGCCGGCAAGTCGAGCGCGATCAGCGCGCTGCCGGAAATGAAAGAGGTGTCCGACGGCGCCAAGATCATCTACGACACGAACATGAGCAGCTTCGAGTCGTCGCGGAAGAAGATCGACCAGGCGCTCGCCGCCGACGCCGACGTCGTCATCGCCATGGTGCAGCGCGACCCGGTCGATGCCCTCGTTCGGGGGGCACTCCCTCGGGCGATGCGCCAGGAGGGCGAATTCGGCAGCGGCCGCACCGTTCCGATCGAGGAGCACGCCAAGACGCACCGCGGCGCCGCCGAGGTAATCCCGCAGCTCGCCGAGCACTACGCCGACGATCCGCGGGTCGTCTTCCATGTGATCGACAACACGCGCGGGCCCGGGAAGGCAGCCCTCGGCGATATGTCGCTGCTGCGCAATACCGACTACAATGGGGTCGAAGGTAAGCTCAATGAAGCCCTCAAAGCCGAGTACCAAGCCGGCCGGATCTCAGAGTCGGTCTACCGCGGTTTCGCCGGAGCGGATCGCGAAGCATCAGGCGTACGGCCGCAAGCTGGCCGACAACCTGGTGCAGGGCCTGAATCAGGCCGCTCAGAAGAAGCCCAGCTAGGCGCGCAGCAGCTCGCCGCAACCGCCAAGAAGGCGAGCAGCGGCGGCCTCGGTGCCTCTCGCGCTCGCGACGTCCTCGCCGAGCAAGCATCCCCCGACGCTGAAACGGTCGCCGCGGCAAAGCGCCTCGGGATCGAGGAGCACCTGCAGCCGGACCACGTCACGACGAATCAGGCGTACCGCGAGCTCGCGCAGGCGGTGAAGTCGTTCCCTGGGTCAGAGGCGCACGCGCTCGAGCGGGCCGGCCTCGAGCAGGTCGCAGCGCGCGCCGACCGCATCGTCGAAGACCTCGGCGGCTCGAAGGACCTCAGCACCGTCTCGTCGAACGTGCGCGCCAACCTCGAGGCGACGCAGGCGAAGCTCGACGGCCAGGCGGAAGCCCTCTACGGGGAGGTCGGCCGCAAGATCCCGAAGACGGCCGCCGCGCCGGCGCCGGCGACGCTCGGCTTCCTGCGCTCGCATGCGACGGACCTCGGTGGCGCCGAGAAGCTCGCGCCGGTCGAGCGCAAGCTGCTGGCCGGACTCGCGGGCGAGGAGGGCGCGCCGCCGACCTATGCCTTCCTCGATCGCACCCGAAAGGAGATCGGCCAGGCGATGTCGAAGGCCTCGGGCCCGTTCAAGGATTCGGAGAGCGGCCTGCTGAAGAAGCTGTACAGCACCCTGAGCGACGACCAGGCGGCGGTCGCCAAGCAACACGGCGCCTTCTACCAGTACCAGGCGGCGAAGCTGGCCACGCAAATGCGCAAGGGGATCGAGGACGACCTCGCCTCGCTCTTCGGCAAGCACCTCGACGGCTCGGTCGTCTCGGACCTGACCGGCGGCACCCTGGCGCTGCAGAAGGGCGACACCTCGCGCTTCGTCTCCCTCATGGCGTCCGTCCCGAAAGAGCTGCGCCCGCAGGTCACCGCCTCGGGACTGGCGACGGTCTTTCAGCGCAACGCGCGCGACGGCGCCCTGAACTTCCACAGCTATGCGAACTGGTACGAGGGCCTGCAGAAAAACGCGCAGGCCTACAACGCCTTGATGGCCAACCTGCCCCGCGACGCGGCGGCGCAGCTGCGCGACCTCTACCAGGTGGCGAAGGGCATTTCGAAGGCCTCGCGCGAGCGCATCGTCACCGGCCGGATCCAAGCGGTGCAGGCCGAGCTGCAGGGCGCCGACAGCCTGCTCGCCAACATCTACGGCGTCGCCCAGCGCTCGGCAAAGGGCGTCGCGCTCGAGGCCGTGACCTCGTCGATCGGCCTGCCCGGCGCGGGCCTCTCGGCCGGCCTGGCGTCGGCGCTGACGAAGGGAAAGCCCAGCGTCATGAAGGCCGCCGACGCGCTGATCAGCTCGCCCGAGTTCATCGCCGCGGCGCGCGCCACCGGCCGGGCGCAGAAGACCGCGATCAACAAGCTGGCGCACAGCCCGCGGTTTAACGCCTTCGTGCGCGCGGCGGGCCGCCCGGCCGAGCTCGAGCGCCGCGAGCAATGGATCCTGCAGGCGATGCAAGCCAACACCGACGGGAAGAAGTGACATGCCAAACGCTCTTGCGATCCTGAACCCGTTCGACTTCTTCGTCGGGCTGGACGGCCTGCCGCTCAACGGCGGCTACATCTACGTCGGCACCGCCGGTATCGACCCGGAGATCTCGCCGGTTCAGCTGTACTGGGACCTCGCCGGCACGCAGCCCGCGACCCAGCCGCTGCGGACCTCGCGCGGCTACCTCGTGAACGGCGCCGCGCCGGCGCGCGCGGTCGTCAATGGGAACTACTCGCTGCGCGTGCGCGACGCGAACGGCAATCAGGTCTACTACGAGACGAACGTCGCGCTGCTGTCGCAGCAAACCAGCTTCACGCTGGCCGGCGGCACCGCCGCGGCGCCGACGTACGGATTCAGCGGCGGCGCCGGCACCGGCATGTATTCGCCGGGCGCCAATCAGATCGCGTGGAGCTACGGCAACGTGCAGGCGATGCTGCTGAGCAGCGGCGGCCTCACGATCAACGAGCCCAGCTCGGGGCCGGCCCTCACCGCGAACGGGACGGTGTTCAATGCGGCGGTCTACGCGCTCGGGCAGACGACCTCGGGGCAGAGTTTCGGCCTGCAAGTCGACGGCGGCACGACCAGCGCCGACTACGCGGTGTTTGTGCGCAACCGCGGCGCGACGCAGACCCTATTCCGAATCCGCGGCGATGGCTCGTTCGTGCTCGGCAACAACAGCGGCGTGACCCTCCTCTCGTCGTCTGGCACCGACCTGGGCGGGCGCGGCATATCGGTTGTGCGCTACAAGGCCGCGACGACGACGATCACGAACAATTCGACGCTGGCCGACGACCCGAGCCTCGGCGCCGCGCTCGGCGCCGGTACGTATGCCTTCGAGCTGTGGTTGCCAGTATGGGCAACCACGGCGACGAATTCGCTCAAGTGGACGATGGCCTTCAACGGCACGCAGACGAGTTTCTACGCCTCGGCGCAGTACACGGCGGCCGGCAGCCTCGGCCAGACCGCCGTCGTAGCGCCGCCCGGGTCGATCAGCATGGCCCTCGTCGTCTCGGCGACCGAGACGGGCGCCGACTGGCTGCGCATCGACGGGACGATCACGGTGACCGTGCTCGGCACGCTCAGCTTCCAAGAGGCGCAGCTCACCAGCAACGCGAACTCCGTGAACATCGGAAAGGGCGCGTGGATGAAAGTCACGCAGCTCACCTGACGCCATGGCAGATCCCGCAACCTCAGTCGCCGCAGCCGTCGCCGCCGGTGCCGGCGCCGCCGTCCTCTCCTCGCTCGGCCTCGAGGCGCCGCCTCTCTTTTGGGCGCTCGTCGGCGCGACGCTCGGCATGTCGTTCGCCGCCGCGTCTTCGAAGCCGCGCGCTGCGATCGTCTTTTCGTGCGTCGTGCTCGTGTGCTCGCTCTTCGGGGCGTGGCTGTCGGTCAAGTTCACCAGCGGCGAGCAGATCAGCCGCAACGCCTTCGCGTGCGTGCTCGCCATCGTCTTTCACCCCTTGCTGAACGCGCTGATCACGAAGCTGCCGGAGGTTATCGACGACCTGCGGCGCAAGTTTTTCGGGGGTTCCAATGCTTGAGATCCTCGCCCTCGCCCTCGCCGTCGTCGGCTTCCTCGGCTGCTTCGACCGGCTGCGCTGCATCAGCTGGGGCACCACCCACGCGCGCGTCGTGGTGTTGCACCTGGTCGGCGCCGGCGGCTCGCTCGCGGTCCTCTGGGTCGCCTTCACGACCCTGATCGAATGGTGGCACCTGCTGTGCATCGCCGTGATCCTCGGCGCGCTGCTCGGCACCCGCCACCGCTGGCGCCACGGGCCGCCCGCCGACGTCACCAAGCCCGCGCCGCTCGGCGAGCCCGAACTCACGAGGGATTCCACCTGGCAATGAACATTTCGCTTCCCGAGTACTGGATGGGGCGCGACGAGACCTATCCGCTGGCCATGTCTCCGGCGATCGCACGGGCCGCGGTGACGACGGTCGACCTCGCGAACAAGCTGCTGGTGCTCGCCGCCTCGTGCGACGTGCACCTCATGCGCAACGCGCGCACCGGCTCGCTCGTGCGCAGCGGCTGGCGCCCGCCCTCGGTGAACGCCATCACGCCTGGCGCTGCGCCGAACAGCAAGCATATGACCGGGCAGGCGATCGACATCGAAGATCCCGACGGCGACCTCGACGAGTGGCTGATGACGAAGGACGGGCTCGACACGCTCGTCCACCTCGGCCTGTGGCTCGAGCACCCGTCGGCGACGAAGGGCTGGACGCACGTGCAGACCATCCCGCCGAAGTCGCTGAACCGCGTGTTCTACCCCTGATGTTCGGCTTCTCGCTCACGGCCTGGCTCGTCGCCGCCGGCATCGTCGCCGCGGCGCTGACCGGCACGCATTGGAAGGCCTACCGCGCCGGCGAGCAGCGCGTCGAGCGGGCATGGAAGGCGGCCGACGCCGCGAGCGCCGCAGCGCAGGCGACGGCCGACGAGAGCGCGAGGCTCAAGGGACACGCCGCGGCGCTCGACTACGAGCAGGGGCGGCGGGCGCGGGCGGTGCGCACGGCGACGAACACAACGGAGGTTTCCCATGCGCTCGAACTCGATGCTCCTTGGGCTCAGCAGTCTGTGCCTCGTGGCGTGCGCGACGCCATCGCCGCCGCCCTCGGCCAGGCGCCTGCTCCCTCCGGCCCTGACGGCGCCGTGCGAGTACCCGATCCCCGAGGTGCTGACGAACGGGCAACTGGCGCGGGCCTACGTGTCGGCGATCGAGAACCTCGCCGACTGCTCGGACCGGCATCGGCGCCTCGTTGACGCGGTGACGGCGCCGTGAAGCTGGGCGAGCTGCAGGCGCTGCTCGCGCTCGTGGCGCTGCTGATCATCGGGCTCGCCGCGGCGCTCGGCTGAGATTGGAATGAAACCCGGGCAACCCGCGCCGTGCCGTGCCACATAATGCGGCGAATATTCCAAAGTTTCAGCCGAAACCCGCGCCGATACTCACTTGCGCCTCGGATTGTGATTCCTGTTGTCGCGGGTTCGAATCCCGTCAGCCACCCCAACGAATCAATAACTTAGCGCGGCCTCTCGGCGAGTTTGGAATATTCGCCGTTCCATTTTGGAAAATCAGAGGGCCGACCGCTTCACCTCGAGGTTCCGGTCGTAGACGGTCGCGGTCGTCGCCGGGTTGCGGTGCAGATCCGGCAGCTGGTCGTGCTGGCGCTTGTGCTCGGTGACGTAGAAGGCGCGCAGGTCGTGGAAGGTGAAGCGGGCGCCGACCGGGACGACCTCGGCGGCCACAGCTGCGACCATGATCCGATTCCATAGCGTCTTGAATGCGCTCTCGCCGTAGGCGTTGCCGTCGCGCGTCGGGAAGACGTGCAGGCACTCGGGCGGCCGCACGGCCTGCAGCTCGGCGAACACCTGACGCAGCGCCGGCGACAGGCCGATGACGTCGACGACCTCGCCGCGGCGCTTGCCTCGCTGCTTGGCGCGGCGCAGGCGCAGCACGCCGGCGGAGAGATCCACTTGCGGCCAGGAGAGGTCGAGGAATTCGACCTTCCGGCTGCCGGCCAGGGCGGCGTAGCGGGCCGCCAGGGCGACGATCCGGCGCTGCGGCGACTGCTGCATCGCCCAGCCGAGGAAGCGGGCCAGCATCGCCCGATCCGGCGCCTCGGTGCGGCTTTCCTCGGGGTTCGGCCGCACCAGGCGCGCGGGGTTCTCGGTGCACACGCCCTCGTCGATGCCGCAGAAGAAGAGATTCGACAGCAGCGACTTCTCGCGGTTGGCGCGGATCGGCGCGGCGGCGCGCTCGACGCGCATGTAGCGGGCGATGTGCGTCGACTTCAGCGCAGCGGCGCGGCAGCGGCCGAGCACTGGCTCGATCTCCGACCAGCACTGCTCGTAATCGGTCTTCGTGGCGTCGGCCAGGCGCTTCCACCGTAGCGACGCCTTGAATCGTGGCCACAGCCAGCCGAGGGTGCCGGCATCGGGCGCGCGGCCCTGCAAGTCGAGCACCTGCCGAATCGCGGCCTCGCGCTCGCGGCCGAGCGGGATAGGCTTGCCCTCGACGGGATGGTAGCGATAGCTGGTGACCGTCTTTCCGACGATCGCTTCCATGCGGGGCAGCAGACCCATGCCCGACTCGCGCTCGCGCCGACGTCCCATGCTCACCCTCGCCGCCAGTTCGGAAGCGGGTCATTCTGCGCTTCGTCGGTCGAGCGCATTCCCGACTGCACGGCCAGGGCGTGCGCGCGCTCGAGGACGACGCGACCGTCGAGCTTTGAGCGGCGCGCCCGCGTGTAGCCGGCGGCGTGCAGGGCGGCCAGCTGCTTGTCGGCGCGCTTGTAGCCGTCTGCGAGCTCGATCACCTCGGCTTCGCTGAGCGTCAGGCTGGGAGCTTCGGCGGTCAGCATGGTCAGAACGGAATGTCGTCGCCCTTGAACATGGCCAGGCGCCAGCGCAAGTTCCCCTCTTTCAGCGGGTCGTCGTACGACGGGTGCCGCTGCCACAGCTCGTGGTAGCGCTGCACCAGCGGCGGCGCATTGAACACGCTCGGGATGTTCACCAGGAGCCGCGCCAAGTGGTGCGCGCGGCGGTAGGACTTGCGTGTCCAGCGGAAGCGGCGGCGTGCCATCAGAACAGCCCCGGCGTCACGCGCGCCTTCTCTTCGTCGCGCACGCGCTCGAGCGTCGCCTGCGCGGCTTCCATGGCCTCGATCTGGCTGTCGGCCTGTTCCTGCGTCATGCGCCCGTTCTGAATCCAGCGGGGATAGACGCGCTTGCGCAGGCCGACCTCGCGCCGCAGGCAGGCGATCTGGCGCTCGAGCGGGACGGTCACCCTTCGCTCCCGCCGCCGCCAGGTCCGGCCCAGCCGGTCGCCTTCGGCGGCGCCTGCAGCAGCTGGTGCACCGCTTCACTCGCCGCATCCCATTCCTTGCGGCACTCGTCGAGCGACTGCGCCGCGCGTGGGCTCAGCGCAAGCCCCTTCTGCTGCGCCAGGTTGAACGCGCAGTTCGACAGCAGGTTGCCGGCCGTGCGCAGGCGCTCGAAGGCGGCGGCGGGGAGGGTGACGGTGGCTGTCATGGCATGGCAAGCGCCGCGACCGGTAGGTGTCGCTCGCATGCGCAGGTCTCGCAGACCGTGAGCGTCGCCGGGTCCATGACGGGGCTCGCCAGGTCGGGGTCGTCGCCCATGACGGCGGCAAGCGCCTTGCTGCCGACGAACGCGGCGAACCCGTCGACGCGCCGCGCGGCCGCCAGGTCGACGCCGAAGCGCTCGACCGTCACGCGCCAGAACAGCGGCAGGCCGGTGTGCCCGATGCTCTTGCGGCATAGGCTGCATGTCGCGTGCTTGCGCAGCTCGGCCTCTTTCATGGCCTCGGCCCTTCGATCTGCGGCAACAGCGGCGCCTTCGGATCGGTCACGTGCTCGAGCACCGTCCGGCCGTTCGTCAGCAGGATCTGCCCGAGGAATGCGCCCTCGAAGGACAGCACGCCGGTTTCAATCGCCGTGATCTGGCCCTTTATCCAGTCGCGCAGGATCGAGTAGACCGCGACGCCGGCGATCTGCATCGCCTTCGCCTCGTGCGCCCGGCGCTTGTCGACATCGCGGCCCGACTTGCGGTCGGTGTCGTAGATCGTGACCGGGTGCACCTTCAGCCAGGCGGCGGCGTAGCCCTTCGTCGACGCCTTCACGTCGACCTGGCGGCCGCGGTATTCGAACTGCACCCGCAGCCAGCCCTCGGCGTCGTCGGCCATGCTGCCGAACCGCTGGCAGCCGAACGCCCGCAGGATCTTCTGCAGGTCGCCCAGCGCCTTGTCGCCGCTGGTGGCGCCCTCGTAGGGCAGTGCGGCCATGTTCAGGGCTGCCCGATCGTGCCGGCCGTCGTGCGGTCCGTGCCCTCGAGCACGCCGCCGTCGCCCTTCGCCGCCGCGTCGTCGCGCTTCCTCTGCGCCTTGCTGACCTTCGGCTCGGTCAGGTGCGCGGGCGGCGCGCCGCCGTTGACATCGGCGAACGTGTCCGGCGGCTTGTTGCCTGTCGGAAACGGCCAGGGTACTCGGTCCGGGTCCGGCTTCTCGGCGCCTTCGACGAAGAGGTCGGTCGCCGACTTCTCCTCGGCCTTCGGCGCCGTCGATGCGGCCGGCGGCGTCTCGGCGACCTCGGTGTGCGTCACCGACAGATCGACGTCCTCGGCCAGCATCGCGCCAGCCATGCCGATCGCCCCGCTGTCGATGTTCGCGCACTGAATCCGAAAGTCGATGTCGACCGAGCCGCCGGCGTGCGCCGTCACTTTGAACCCGTTCACGTTGCACGGACTGAGCTGCAGCTCGTCGTCCTCGCTGAGCTCCGACTCGATCTCGGTCGCCGGCGTCAGCACGACATTGCGGCCGATCAGCTCGTACTTCGGCAGGGTGACGAACGGCACGGCGTCGCAGCGCAGCACCGTCCAGGGCGGCGTCTCGCCGGGGATGGTCGCCTGCGTCTCGTCGGGCGGCAGGTAGAGCGAGCCGCGCAGACCCGGGTGCAGCATGTCGAGCAGGGCGCTCGACCCGGTCACGCGCATGCCGAGGTCCATGGCGGTGACGTCGTCGTCGCCGTGCTTCTCGGTGCGCAGGTTGAAGGTGCGCACGTGGGCGCGGGTGGCGTGCGGAAGGGCGAACATCGGGCGGGGCTCCTCTGTAGTGGTTGGCGGGTTTTTTAGCGGCGCGTGCGGTAGCTGGCGGAGCCGTCGACCTCGGTGCGCGTGCGCACCTCTTCGAGCAGCTGCCGGGTCGTCGCGTTGCCGAGCCAGGGCTTGCGCAGCTCGCGCTCGAGGATCCTGGCGAAGGCGTAGCACAGCGCCGGATCCATGACGCGATTCGACGTGTCCGGTTCGCACCAGGCTTGCGCGGCGAGCTGCAGCGCGTGCGGCCCGATGCGGCCGTCGTCCTCCTGCTTCGGCGCCGTGACGGCGCACTCGTTCGCGGTCGAGATCATGCCGACGTCGGCGCGGGGCTTCTCGCACTCGTCGCCGAGGTTGCGGCCGCCGTGAATCGGCCGGTGCAGGTTGCTGTCGTTCATCGCGTGTGCCTTTCAGGCTGTGGGTAAGAAGGAGGGCGGCCGACGAATCGGCGCTGGCTGGCAAACGAGAGGGAGAGGGGAGGAAGGATGGCCAGCCAGGCGCGCCCCGGAAAAGGGTCAGGTCGCCGGCAGCTCACGCTGCTCGGCCTTGATGTCTTCGACTTCGACGCCGCCCGGCGATCTGCTCGACGATGTCTTCCTGGCTGGCGACCTTGACCTTCGCGATGTCGCGAGCGACATGCATGAGCGCCGTCGCCGGGTGCGACGCGCGCACCAGCCGATCGGCCGCGCCGATGGTCACCAGATAGATGCGGGTGCCGGCAGCCATCAGGCCTTGCCCCACTTGCCGGTGTAGACCTGCACGAGGTCGGCGTACTGGTCCTCGGGCATGTCGCGCGCGGCGTCCAGCTCGAGAGCGGCAGTCTCGGGATCGGTCGCCTTCAGGATGCGATCGGCGCGCTGCGCGTAGGTGTCGCTCGGCGGCGCGGGCGGCGCGACCTCGCCTGTCGCCGGGTCAGGCGCGGCGGCGGTCTTCGCGCCCCGCGCCTTGATCGCGTTCTTCGCCTTGTCGGCCGCGCTCGGTGCGCTGGCCGGTGCCGCGCCCTCGATCGGGTCGAACCAATCGGCGGCGACGCTCATGCCGTCGCGCAGGCTCGCGTACACCTTCTTCAGAGCGACGACCTGGGCGGGTTGCACCGCGTCGAGCCGGCGCTGAATGCGCTTCTCGATCTGCTCCTTCGTCACGCCGAACGTCGCGAACGCCTCGGCCATCTTCCTCATGGCCTCGGGGCTGGTGTCGGCCTTGACCGCCATCGTCGTTTCGCACTGGCTCACCGCGGCCTCGGTGACGTCGCCCGGGATGATGGCCAGAATGCAGGCGCGCAGCCGGCGCGCGCCCTGGTTGGCCACCATCTCGTAGATGTCGCGCGGGTCTTCGAGGCGCTTCGAGCCCTGCCGGGTGAAGCGCAGGTGCGGCACCTGAAAGGTGACCTCGCGCCGGGTGTTCGTCTCGACGTCCCAGGCGAAGGCCTGTACGGTGCTCTCGCCGTTGCGCTGCTCCAGCTCCCGGATGCCGAACTGCAGGTTGCCCCACGACTGCGCCATGGCCTCTGCCAGGCGGATTGACGGGCCCGAGACGTCCGAGCCGCCGCGGCTGTAGGTGTAGACCGCAGCGTCGGCCAGCGTCGGCCGCGTGCAGGCGTTCAGGATGCGATCCATCGCCGCGATCGGGTCGCGGGGGTTCATGCGCGCGATCATCATCGCGGCCTGCACCTCGGCGATGCCGCGCTGCTGGTCGGACTGCGCGAGGGCGCCGCCGCCGGGGCGCGCGGCGATCGGCGCATCGCCGAAGGGGTTCGAGGGACGGGTGGCTACTTCGGTCATGGTTGCCTCTTGGGCGGTGGATAAGTCGGTGCGGGTCACTTCAGGAGGAAGCGACGGAAGGGTTCGCCGACGCGCAGGAACTGCGCATGTAGCGCCGGGTGCTCGGCCTTCAGGGCGGCGGCGTCGAAGCGTTGCGCGCCCTTCTGCGCCTTCCATGTGGCGAGCGTCTTGCCATCGGTGCCGACGAGCGTGTCGCACTCGCCTAGCGACTTGAGCACGAGCGCCTTCTCGGCTTCCTCGTCCTGTTCGATGCGCTCGCGCTCGGCTTTCAGGTCGCGCAGGCGCAGCAGCGCGCGCAGCGTGTCGTCGTCGGCCATGACCAGGTCGGCGCGGCTGGCGCGGCCCCAGCGGGCGATGACGTCGGCGTAGCTCACCGGCTCAGGCGGCTCGGCGGCTTGTACGGCGCGCCAGAATTCGCGCTCGGCGTCGACGAGCATGTCCTGCAGCTCGTGGTCGGCGCGGACTTCGTAGAGGCGAAAGTCGCTGCCGCCGATCAGCACCGCGACGTCGGTGATCGGCAGCGCCGTCACCTTCATGTAGTGCTGCACCTGCAGCAGGTAGGCCTGCGGGATCTGATCGGTGCCGGGCTCGCCCCAGCCGTCGGCGCTGCGCGCGGTCTTCGCCTCGAAGAGGCGCTCTTCGTCGACGACGACGCCGTCGATGTTGGCGATCATGAAGTCGTGCGTCGGGTGGCGGATCAGCTCCGTCGGCAGGCGGACCTCGCGGCCCGTCTCGTCGGCGTAGGCCTGGCGCACAACGGGCTCGAGGTAGCGTCCCCAGCGCATGGGCTCGCTGTCGGGCTGTGGCGGGATCTCCCCGCGCTTCTCCTGGTAGACGGCGAGCGGCGTTTTCCAGCGCGACAGGCCGAGGATGGCGGCCACGTCGGAGCCACCGATGCCGGTCTTGCGGGCCTCGAGCCAGTCGGGGTGTGCGTTCATCTGTGGGTGCTCCTGGTGGGTGCGGGTGCGCGGCGATTCCTCGCCTGTTGCGTGGGGGTTGCCCAGCGGCAATTGCCGGGCTTGTAGTCGCCGTCGTTGTCCGGCCAGCGGTCGATCGACATGCCGTCCGGTCGCTCGCCCATGTCGGCCAGGAAGTTCTCGAAGGACTGCCAGCGCTCGCAGACCCGAATGCCGCGGTCGAAGTAGTACGCGTGCCCGATGTACGACGGGCTCGAGCAGCGCACCCGCATTTGCATCCACGAGGCGTATGTCGGGGTGTTGCGGTGGCCGTGTGTGAGGTTTCGCGTGCTTCCGACGTCGACGCGGTAGCAGCCGCACGATGCCGTCGAGCCCTTTCGCAGTGCCGTCGCCGTGCGTTCAATGACGGCGCCGCAGTCGCACTTCGCCTCGACGAAGCCGCGCCGCGTGCCGCCTTCGATCCTTGCCGGCAGGTCGGCCGTCACGACGAGGCGACCGAAGCGTCTCCCGGTCAGGAGGATGCGGGTGCCCATCAACGCGTCCAGACGGAGAACGCCAGGAAGGCGATCAGGCCGAGGTCGATCAGCGCCAGCGCCTTGACCAGCGCCCAGCCGGCGCTGTCGGTCGGCCAGAAGCCGGCGTCTCGCACGAACAGCGGGCGCTGCTGGCGCGGCATCGACACGGGCTTCGTCGCCACGACGGCGGCGCGCTTCGGCTTCAGGTGCACGACGGGCTTCGGGTCCCACGCCGGGCCGAGGCCGCGGCGCGCGCCCGTCTTGTCGAGCGCGGTCTGGTAGCGGTCGTGCGCGCTCATGACTTGCCCTCGGCCTTGGCGATGGCGGCGCGGGCCTTACCAAGCCACGGCGGATTGCGGGCCATGTAGTGCGAAACAAGTTCTTGCAGCGCCTCCAGCAGTTCCGGAGCGGCGGCGATCAGGCGGGCGTTGGCCTCGGCCTGCTCGTTGTAGTTCGAGGCTTCGCCGACGATCTGGAACGCTTCCGAGTGCGCTCGCGCGGCGCCGACCTTGAACCGGCCAACGCTCGGCGGCATGACGCGCCACGGCCCCGGCGTATGCGCGCTCATGCTCAGTCCCCCGTGAAGCGAACACCCGGCCGCGCCCAGCGCTCGACGCGCTCGTCCATGGCGATCGGGTCGTAGCCGCTCGGCCCTTCCGCCCACGGCTGCATGTCGGCCGGGATCAGCCCGGCGGCGTGCGCCTGGCGCCAGAGCAGATAAGCGCGGTACTCGGCCTTGTAGCGGCCGCGCGCGTCGACGTTCATGTCGTCGAAGTGCTGCGCCGGGAAGATGTCGGCGCGCATCACGACCGGCTCGAGCAGGCCGAGCGCGGCGACGATGTCCTCGGCGGCCGGCGGCTTCGCCCTCGGCGCCTGGCGGATCTCGCGGAACAGCTCGGTGCGCTCGAAGTCGATCGCGCTCGTGCCGTCGTGGTACTTCACGCGATGCTGCACGAACAGGGTGCAGACGAAGGGCCAGACGGTCGCGCGCTCGATCGTCGCGGCGGCGCTCGCCGGGTCGAGTGCGTCGAAGAGGCGGCGGATCGGGGTGACGACGGCGCTCATGCAGCACCCCGCTCGAGGACCGCGTTCGCGTCGCGCACGAAGTACACGCCGACGACGGTGCGGTGGACGTTGCGAGCGCTGCGCGAGCGGGCCGCGCGAAGCAGGTACGCCATGCGAGCGCGCGGGATCGAGACCGGCGAGTCGTAGCGGTACTGAACGCTGCACCGGCCTTTGTTCGCTGCTTCCATCTGCTGCTGCTCCCCTTGCCACGTAAGACACAAGCGCCAGGGCCGAACGTTTCTGGAAAACCGGGATGCAAGACCTTGTTGCATGGAAACCCCTCTCTTCGTCGTTGAAAAACCGTCGTGCGGTAGGCCTTGCTGGGCCTGTCTTCCACCGTTTAGAGCGTTATCGAAGACTCCACCGGGCCCCGCACGGTGCCCTGGCTTTGAGACGTAACCCGCTTTTCCCACGTCCCTATTATCGGTAAACCGCTGGCGCATGTCAACGGTTTGCCGATAAATATTTTCAGGCAGGCGTGAAAAAGCCCGCACGCGGCGGGCTCGGTCGAGAGGAAAGGGGGGTCAGCTACTCGGGCAGCGCAGCGCCTCGCCGGCGACCGATGCGCCGTCCGCCCAGTGCGTGCTGTTCGTGATGATGAACAGCCCGTTCCCGCCAGCTGCGGCCGTCTCGTTCAATGCCGCCTTCAGGGCGCTGCCTGGCTTGTCGGGACCGAGGGTCGCCTTCGTCGTCACCAGGCGCAGGAAGGTGCAGCCCTGGCGATCGGTGACGACGCGCACGCGGCTGCCGGCGTCGGTGAGGTCGGTCGAGCAGCCCGCAAGGGCGAGCAGGGCGAGCGGCAGAGCTCGGATCATCGGGTCTCCTCGAAGCTGCGCGTTCGCACCATTTCGCGCAGCTCGTCGTCGATCGATAGGCAGATCGTGCGACTCCATGCTGGCGACTCGCACGCCTCGCCGATGCAGTGCACCGTGAACCGGCGACGCGGGCGCAGCAGCCCGATCACGAAGCCGGTATAGAGGCCGGCGCGGGCGTCTTCGTGTATTTCCGCGAGCGCCTCGATCATGTCGTGCGGTAGCGTGGCGTGAACGAGCTCGAGCCTCACGATCGCGCTTTCTTCACGGCTGCAGCCTTCGCGGCGACCTTTTCCGCCAGGTTGAAGGGCGCGGCGATCTTCTCTCGCTGGGGGCGCCTGGGCGTGGTTGGCAGCTTCGCCGGCGGATCCTTCGGCACGTTGCCGAGCGCGCGCTTCACGTTTTCCGGGTCGGCGGCGCCGTTCACGCCGAACCGGGCGAGCACCTTGTCGCGCATCTTGCGCCAGCGCTCCGACCTGGCGTGAACCTCCTGTTCGATGAAGCGCCGGTCATCCTCGTCCATGTCGCGGTACTCGCGCAGCAGGTCCCACTCGGTCGGCGAGAGCGCCAGCTCGCCGAGGGCGCCGGCCTGGGCGCCGCCCCAGCCCGGGTCGCCCTCGCCAGTGGCCAACCAGTGCGCGTCGCAGCCGTAGAGCCGCGCCAGCGACGTTGTGAAGTTGCTGCCCATGCCGACCTTCTCGAGCTCGGCCAGCGAGCTTTGCCCGATGCCGACAGCCTTCGCCGCCGGGATCTGTTTCAGGCCGGCACGAGTGCGCGCCTGCAGCAGTCGCTGCCCGAACGGAGTGCGCTCGATCTCACGTTTTGCCACGGACAACAGTTTGCCGATATTGACAATCGGCAAACCGGTGCCAGAATAGCGGGGAACCGATAGAAGGATTCCCGCATGAACTGGCCCCAACTGGTCGCCGACTTGATCGCCGCCGGCATGACGCAGACCGAGATCGCCGTCGAGTGCGGGGTCACGCAGTCGACCGTGTCCGAGCTCGCCCGAGGCGTCAACCGCTCGCCGAACTTCGACCTCGGCACCCGCCTGGTCGCCCTGCACACGATCCGCTGCAAGACACCGGCGACCGGGGAAGCGAAAGCCGCCTGAGCCACCACCCCCGCGCCGCCGGGAAGCGGACGCGGGGCCTTCGAGAACGACGGAGGTAGACGACATGCGGCAGATGATGCGAGCGGCGCGCTGCAAGGGCACGCAACTTCGCGCACTGGACAGTTTCACAGTCGCAAGCGGGCGCAATCATGGGTGACGACCGCGTCAGCGCCCGGGCGCGGAAGAACCACGCGACGATCCTCGCCGCGCTCGCCGACGTCGGCCAGAAGCGCGTCGCCGAGCTGATCGACGAGAGCGAGACGACGATCTCCCGTTCGAAGGGCGACCTCGAGCGCTGCGCCGCGATCATGGCCGCGGTCGGTCTGAAGGTCGTGCCGGTCGATCACCGCACCTACAGCGAGGATCGGATCCGGGCGCTGAACACGCTCGCGCGGATCGGGCTCGACGCGACGGACACCGAGCCCGGGGCGCTCGACGAATGAAGCGCCTCTATCTCGCCGGCCCGATGACCGGTCTGCCCGAGTTCAACTATCCGGCGTTCTTCGCCGAGTCTGAGCGCCTGCACCGCCTCGGCTTCCACGTCGAGAACCCGGCAGCCAACCCCGAACAAAGGGACTGGGCCGGCTACCTGCGCGTCGCACTGACGCAGCTGCTGACCTGCGAGGCCGTCGCGCTGTTGCCGGACTGGCAGAGCAGCCGCGGCGCGTGCCTCGAGGTGCACGTCGCGAAGTCGCTCGGCATGCCGGTGCTCGACGCGGTCGATATCAAGTGGCGGGCGCCATGAAGCCGCTCGCGATCGACCTCTTCTGCGGCCTGGGCGGCTGGACCGAGGGCCTGCTCGCCGAAGGATGGGACGTCATAGGCTTCGACATCGAGCGCCACGAGTACGGCGATGCGAAGTACCCGGCGCAGCTCGTGCTGCAGGACGTGCTCACGCTGCACGGCTCGCAGTTCAAGGACGCCGACCTGATCGTCGCCAGTCCGCCGTGCCAGGCGTACAGCTACCGGGCGATGCCATGGAAGCGGGCGAGGGAGCTGCCGCCGCCGGATAACAGCCTGTTCGATGCGTGCTTTCGCATCCAGCGCGAGGCGTGCGAAGCCGCCGGCCGCCACATCCCGCTCGTCGTCGAGAACGTGCGCGGCGCGCAGAAGTGGGTCGGGCGCAGCCGGTGGAACTACGGAAGCTTTCACCTGTGGGGCGACGTGCCGGCGCTGATGCCGATGGCGGCGAAAGCCATCAAGGTATCGACGATGGGGGCCGGTTGGTATCCGCCGGACCATCCTAAGCATGTGCGAGGGCTCGGCTTCAACACGCACGCCGAGCGCGCACTTCGCGAAGGCACCAAGAACGCTGGCGGCTCATGGTTCGCGGTCTCGCACAACAAGGTGCCGCATTCGCGAGGCGATGCGATCGACGGCCGCAAGTGTCCAGGCGGCGGCGCTGACGGCTGGTTTGGTGCCAACAAGGACGGCCACGGCCGCAAGACGCATTCGGGCAGCAAGGCGCGCAAGGCCGCAGCCGCCCAGATCGCCATGATCCCGCTCCCCCTCTCGCGCTACATCGCGTCGGTCTACTGGCCCGAGCAGAGGGCTGCGGCATGAGCGCCCGCCCGATCGTCGACGGCCAGCGCCAGCCGAAGGTCGCGCCGCAGAAGCTGAGCCTGATCGACCCGGATCTGCAGCTCGCCGGCCTGCCGCTGGTCTTCGAAGGGCTCGACCTGCGCGAGTGGCTCGAGGCCGACCAGTGGGAGCGGACGGTGCCGATGGATCTGTCGGAGGTGCCGCGGTGAGCGCCGTCACGCGGCCGGCGCTGCGCTACCACGGCGGGAAGTGGCGCCTGGCGCCATGGATCGCGGGTTTCTTCCCAGCGCATCGCACCTACGTCGAGCCCTTCGGCGGCGCCGGTAGCGTGCTGATGCGCAAGCCGCGCAGCTATGCCGAGGTCTACAACGATCTCTTCGAGGACGTCGTCGAAGTCTTTCGCATCCTGCGCGACCCGGGCCTGGCGGCCGAGCTCGAGCGCCGCCTGCGCCTGACGCCGTTCGCGCGCCGGGAGTTCGAAGCGGCCTACGAGCCGCCGGCCGACCGCATCGACGCCGCGCGCCAGACCATCGTGCGGGCGTTCATGGGCTTCGGCGCTACCGGAGTCATGGGCCACGTCACGGGCTTCCGCAGCAACAGCAATCGCAGCGGCACGACGCCGGCGCACGACTGGGCGAGCTACTTCGATGCGATCCCGGCGTTTGTCGAGCGGCTGCAGGGCGTCGTGATCGAGAGCAAGCCCGCGCTCGAGCTGCTCGCGCAGTTCGACTCGCCGGCGACGCTGTTCTACCTCGACCCGCCCTACGTGCACGGCACACGCGCCCTCGGCAATCCGCACTGCGCGAAGCACCGCTACGCCTTCGAGCTCGACGACGATGCGCACCGCGGCATGGCCGAGGCCGTGCACGAGCTCACCGGCATGGTCGTGCTGTCCGGCTATCCGTGCGCGCTCTACGACGTCGAGCTATTCGCAGGCTGGGAGCGGCACGAGCGCGCGACTCATGCCGACGGCGCGCGCGACCGCACCGAGGTCGTCTGGCTGAACCCGGCCTGCTCTCGAGCGCGCAAGCGCAGCCAGGGCCGGCTGTTCGCCGAGGTCGCCGCGTGAAGGCCGCCATCGTCCCGATCGACTTCGACGAGGCGTGCGCTTTCGTCGTCGCGCACCATCGAAACCATGAGGCGCCGCAGGGGCACAAGTTCTCGCTTGCGCTCGCTGAACGCCGCGAGATCGGCGACACGCGGCCCGGCGGCGCCGGCTACGGCATGCACGTCGACGTCATCGTGGGCGTCGTCATCGTCGGCCGGCCAGTCGCGCGCGGCAACCAGGACGGCTGGACGCTCGAGGCGACGCGCTGCGCCACCGACGGCACCCGCAATGCCTGCAGCAAGCTCTACCGCGCCGCCTGGCGCGCGACGCACGCGCTCGGCTATCGCCGCCTCATCACCTACAACAAGCCGGAGGAGGGCGGCGCCAGCCTGCGCGGCGCCGGCTTCCGTGTCGTGCACCAGACGAAGGGCGGCAACTGGAACACGCCGGCGCGGCCGCGCGTCGACACCGACCAGCTGCTGCGCGGGCAGAAGGTGCTGTGGGAGGTCGCCGCGTGAACTACTACGAGCACCACCTCGGCGACTACGCGGAAGCGACGGCGCACCTTTCGATCCTCGAGGATGGGGCCTACGGCCGACTTTTGCGGAAAATTTATTCGACGGAGAGGCCTCTACCGCCGGAAAAAGATTCTGTGTACCGGCTGGTTGGCGCCCGCACGAAAGATGAACGCCGGGCGATAGATTCTGTCTTGGCCGAGTACTTCGAGCTGCGCTACGACGGATGGCACAACGAGCGCGCAGACCGCGAGATTGCTAGGTTCCACGACAAACAGGCGAAGGCGAAGGCCTCTGCGGACGCACGCTGGTCGCAAAGCGGACGCAATGCGAACGCATCCAAGGACACCCCCCCGGGAAACGATGCAACCGCAATGCGAACGCATAGCGAAGGCAATGCACCGCGCGCACGTTCCAGTCCCCAGTCACCAGTCACCAAGAAAAGAACCCCCCCGCTGCGCGGGTCCCCCCCCAAGGCGAAAGCATCGAAGCGATGCCCGACCGACTTCGCCGTCACGGCCGAAATGGTCGCATGGGCAAGAGAGCAGGCACCGGGCGTCGACGTGCAGCGCGAAACGATCAAGTTCCGCAACCACGAGTTCGCGAAGGGCAAGAGCGATTGGCCCGCGACGTGGCGAAACTGGATTCTCGAAGCCGCCGATCGCCTGCCACGCAACGCCGGCAAGAACCTCGCGCAGTCCTTCCGCGAGCGCGACGCAGAAGCTGCAGCCGCGGAGGTCCGGGAATGGACCGGCGGCAACGGTGTCACGGCGAAGCCGCACGCCAGCCCGCACCAGCAGCAGGACACCCTCGACATGGAGCCATCGCATGCAGTCCTCGGCCACGATTGAATCGATCTTCGACTGCATGCTCGCCCGCTACGGCAGCGCCTGGCGTGCGAAGTGGCAGGGCGTCAGCCCCGAAGCCGTCAAGGCCGATTGGGCGAACGTGCTCAGCGGCTACGGGAACAGCGCGATCGGCTACGGGCTCAGCTACCTGCCCGACGACTTCCCGCCGACGGCCAGCCAGTTCGCGGCGATCTGCCGCCGCGCACCCGCGAAGCCCGAGAGCAAGCCGAAGCAGCTCGCCATGCCCGAAGTCACCGAGGAGCAGCGCCAGCGCGTTCGCGATCTCCTGGCTGCGACGCGGGCGAAGCTGACCGCGCGGCCTGCACCGTCGCCGCCGCCCGTCAGCGAGGTCGTCGACACGGCAGCTCGCGACCGGGCGAAGGCCGACATGGATCGTCGCGTCGCGGAATACGCGAGGGCGAAGGGGCTTTCGCTCGACCTCGACCCCGCCCCATCTACGCGCGCGCGCTCTGAGGGTCGGTCATGAACGCCGGCCCAGGCAAGTGCGGCGGGATCGTCACGCTCGAGGACCTTCGCGACCGCTGCGTCGTCGACGAAGACACCGGCTGCTGGCTGTGGCGCGGGACGCTGAGCGCCGGCGTGCCGCGCGTGTGGGCGTTCGATCCCGAGCGCAAGGCCTGGCGCGTTATGACCGGCGCCCGGGCCGGCTGGTACCTGTCGAAGCGCGGGAAGGCGAGGCAGCTGGGCAAGCTGACGGTCTACAAGGTGCTTTGCACCGAGTCGCGCTGCACGAACCCGGCGCACATGGCGAAGGGCACGAAGGCCGAGGCCGGCGCGCACCTGGTGGCGAGCGGGCACCTGCGCGGCAACCCGCTCCGGGCGGTGAAGAATCTGCAGAACGGCATGCGCAACAGCAAGGCGACGCCCGAGCTGCGCGCCTTGATCCTGGCCAGCAACGAGCCCGCGGCGCACCTGGCGC